ATAGCCGATAAAAAAACATTAGACTACCTAGCACAAACAGGACTTACTACAAGGAGGTTATAACATGAAACTTCCTTTTCCTGATTGGTGTTTAGTAACACCAATAAAAGTATATGCAGAAGAACCAGGGGAAGATGGAGTAACTGAAACACTTATATTTGATGGTAAATGTAACTTCTCAGAGAAATCCAGGACTACACTAAACGAGCAAAGGCAAGTAGTGGAGTTAACTGGCAAGGCCTTATTTAAAGGGGATATTTATCCCGGAAAACAAATAAAAGGATATGTTGAGCTAGATGGCACTAAGAGAACCATTTATAGGTCCAGGAAACCTAGAAATCCAGATGGCTCTATTTACTCTACAGAATTGGAGCTGATGTAAGTGATAAAGATAAAAGGAACACTTAAACTTAATCCTCAGGCAATAAAAAAGATAGAGGATGCTGCAGTAAAAGCCTTGCCCTTAACTATGGAAGCTATGAAAACAGAGATAAATAATATGCAAGTAGTTCCAAAGGACACAGGCAACCTTGAAGAATCAGCAAAGACAGGAGCAGAAGGTAACAAAGGCTATATAAGTTACAATACTCCATATGCTAGAAGGCTATATTATCATCCTGAATACAATTTCAGACAAGATAAAAACCCTAATGCTCAAGGCAGATGGATGGATAGCTTTATTTACGGTCCTAAAAAGGATTGGTTGGCTAAAGCATATGGAGAGTTTTTAAAACGTTTATCTGGTGGTGTAATTAAATGACAATAAGCGATTTTAGAGATTGGTTAAAAACTAAAATAGACTGTCCTAACTGGTTTGCTGGAGGATTAAGGATCACAGATGAAAAGGCAATAGTAGTTTACAATGGGAATGCATTTGTAAATCCTATAGCTGTTGGCGGTATTCAAAATAGCTCCTACAAAGGTAAAGGTATAAGGATACTAGTACACTGGACCAAGAATGTAAGGGAAAGCGAAATAAAAGCCATGGAAGTTTACGATGCTTTGCATGGCGAAACTAATGTAGAGATAGCAGGTAAACGAATAATACAATTCAATATGAGAAATCCTGAACCAATATCTTTAGGGGTAGATGATTCAGGCATATATGAGTATGTGATTGATTTAGAAATAATACATGAAAGGTAGGTAATGAATAATGGCTACTAATTTGGGAGTATATCCTGTATTTGACCTGAAGTTCAAGATTGGAACAGCAGGCAGAGAAAGCACAGAAGAAGATATGAAGGTTATTAAAGATATGGAAACCTTCTCACCATCTATTGATGGAAATGTAGAAGAATGGACACCAATGGATACAGAAGGCTGGATAAGGCGACTATTAACAGGAAAAGGCTTCTCTATCTCTTTGTCAGGAAAAAGGCATGTGGGAGACCCTGGCAATGATTATGTTGCAGGATTAGCATGGAAGAGCGGACTGGAATGTAGTTCTAAAGGAGAGATAGAATTTCCAGATGGGGATAAGCTGGAATTTGATTGCATAGTCAATGTAACTACTCCTTTTGGTGGAGATTCTACAAATGTATCAAGTCTAGAATTTGAACTACAGTCTGACGGCAAACCAACATACACCCCAGCTGTTTAAAGGGGGAGATTTGAATGAGAGTTAAAGTTATAAAAAAATTTATTGACAAAAAAGAAGGAAAAGTTAGAGAGGTTGGAGATGTTTTTGACACAACAAAAAAGAGGTTTGAGGAAATAAACTCAACCTCTTTTGGTTTTTTAATAGAAGAAATAAAGGAGGAAAATAAGAATGAGCAAGATAATAGACATATCGGCGAAATTGACAAATGAAAGGCCTAAGCTTAAGCTAGCAGAGGATAAGATATATGAAATTGATGATAGAAAAAACACTATAATTCTACTTAATCAGAAAATACAGGAGACTGATGTAAATGACATCAATGCTATAGATGAAATTATATCTATTGTACTAGGTGAAGAGGCAGCCAAAGAAATAGATGCTATGGAACTATCTATAGCAGACTATCAAGCAATTATGATCGGAATAATGGCTGCTGTCACTGGCGAAGATTACGAGGTCGCCGAGGCTCGATTTCGCAAAGAAGCAG